GGTATTGCAGAAGTCCCTTAAGGAACTTGGGACCATACTTATCATAAGACATGGTGTACTCCTGGAGTTTAGGTTTAGAAACTAAACCGCACCTATCCCGTTAGGGACTTAGTACGGCGGATCAAAACTCTCCACAGCAGCCCGGAGAGGCGAACCCGTTGAATCACTGGGCGCGCCATCCGATGCCGTTATGGTAGCACAGAGCAAAGAAAGCACTAGATCGAGAATAGCTTGTCTCTCCCATAGTGCACCCCGCTCTGGTAGCAGAAACTCCAACATTGCAGTGTGATCATACGCTTTAGTTGGCGCCGGCTGAATGCCGGTAGCCGTCGAGGCGCTGGTCTGCTCCAATGTAGGGAGTACGATTTTACTGCTAACACGATAAATCCGACTCGTCTTGGTAGGCGGTCGAACTGACAGCGTTGCAGCAGGATAACCGATGGCGATTCCGCCACTACGGTCAACCCAACGCGCTACACCGGGAAGTTGAAACCCCTCGGGGTCAAACGTTCTGGTTACTCCGATCGCGGGGTCGCCCACCGTCTTGTGAACCGAATCCATCCGATTCGCAATCAAGGCAAGGCTAACCGCTCCGGCCAGTTTCATGGAAGCAATAGCTGACATGGAAAAAGCTTTCTTTTAAAGAAAGGCAGACATGAGTATCTCATTACCGTCCAGGGGACCGACCGCCACTAAAGGCGACTCTCATTAAAGCGAGAGCATTTAGTGCATGTGTCACAGAAATCGGGTTCTTAAACGAGGGTACTTGCATCTCTGGAAAAGCTGATAAAACAAGCCGATCCAGAAGCACCGCATCCCTCGAGTAGTACCCATTGCGAACATCCACGTGGTATTGATCCTCTTTAAAGTAGCTCATGTCATAAATCGCAGTCTGCCGCGTAAACCGGGTTTCATAGCCGTCGACGAAATGCAATCCCTCCCAGTGTTTCAAACCTTGGAGGAATTCGCCGATAGGGAGAAACCAGTCAATCACGAAAGAATACGGGATGACTTCCCACAAGAGATTTATGGGGTTGTTAAAACCAATCTGAGCCAAAAACGCGCTCAGCGGTTCACCCACGTTAAACCGCATCCCAAAACGTATTTCTGTCTTGGTGATAACGGTCCAACTACCGGCACTTTCGCCGGCAACGGTGACAGGTCCGCTTTGCATAGAAGTCTTTGACTTAGTAGAGCGAACGGTCTGCGCCAAAAGAGTCCCGCTGTTAAGATACGCGAGGCTCTTCGCGGCACCCTCAACATCTTGAAGAAGGGGTTTCCAGCCATATTGCATCTCAAGCCAATTTTCGGCTGTTGATTTGCCCGGCTTAGGCCCCCCACCTCTCTGATACTGAGGTAGCTTCTTTTGCCATAAGATCGAAACGGCTTTAGGAATATTTCTACTCCTTAAAGCACGAATCGCTCCAGTTATTCTAGAACAGGTATCACTTACTATTCTTGTTAACTGGTTTACTTGGACGAGGTCTTGCGCAAGGTTATTTACCTCTTGCCCGGCCTTTTCCGCCAATTTACTTATAGCAGCATTCCTACGCGATGTATCGTGCACAGGAACAGTTGGCGCGCTACCATAACCACCGCCAAATGAATACGGACCTATGCCAAACGAATGAGACTTGCTAGAGCCGGGGAAAGATTTCTCCCACCACTCTTCACAAGTTCCACCGTCGAACACGGTATACGTATACACATGATGCGGGTTGATTGGAAGATTTCTTTTCTTTACCCGAGCGAAGTTTGGAGTTCTTACTCCATTCCACTCCCGATAGAACTGAATCCGGTTAGAATAGCCCGTTGTAGGGCCAGGCTCACCGTAAATCGATCCATGTTCTGTACAGGTCTGAATCTGTCTATATAATGTTTCGACAGACGGCCTCAGGGCAGAAGATCGTGATTTCCCAATGGTTTTATGTCGACGATTTCTCATCGATACGCTCCCGCTATCACCCTTAAGGCGATAACTTGGAGTTGACCTTCACACCTCACGATTACACTCTTCCGATTTTCACGGTATGAA